GTCCACCGTCACGGCCTCGTGCTGGAAGTCGAGAAGGACCACGTCGCCGGCGGCGAAGTCGCGCTCCACGAGCACGTAGCGCCCCAGACCGTCGGCCACCTTCACCGAGGGGCCCGCGAGCGCCGTGAGCGTCACGACCGGCCACGTCGCCCACGTGCCGCCGACCGTGAGCGCGCCCTCCGCGCTCGACTTCCCCTCACCGTAGGCCACCGGGTCGAAGCACGTGAACGCGAGCTCGCAGCTGCCGTCCTCGAAGAGCGAGTCCCAGTCCGAGGCGTCCGTCACCACGGCGTCCCGCCACGAGAGCCCCGGCTCGCCGGGCAGCTCGAGCTCGGCGCCCGAGGGCGCCGCGAGCCACCCGTACAGCGCGTGCCGGACCTCGGAGCGCCCCTCTGCGTCGAGGGAGATCCCCGCGTCGAGGAAGAGCCGCACGCGCAGCACCCTCGGCGGCAGCTCGCAGCCCAGCAGGACCGCGCCCGGCCGCCCCGGCACCGCGAGCGAGCGCGGCGAGAGCGCGTGCCCGGCGGGCTCCACCAGCTCGGCCGTTACGTACTCAGAAAAGTCGTGCCCGTTGTACACGATGGAGCTCACAGCCGCCCCCGCGCCCGCCCGTAGGCCGTCGCGCGGCGCTGCTGCTCGCGCCCCATGCGGTCGGTCTCCGCCGAGCCCGCCCGCTGCTCGCGCGCGCCCTGCGCCGCCCGCCGCAGCGGGCTGCCCTTCCTCACCGCGTCGCGGTCGTCCATGCCGCGTCCCGCGCGCACCTTGTCACTCATCGAAACCCCTCGCAATCGTCAGGTGTGCGGCAAGGCCCCACAGCCAGCGCCCGGAACCGTCGCGCCCGAGCGGGCGCGGCGCCGTAGTGTCCACCGCGACGACGCGCACGTGCCACCCGGTGTTCTCGCCCGTCCAGTCCGCGAGGCGCAGGTCGCGCTCCACCGCGTGCGCCGTCGCCTCGGCGTCGCGCGGATCGTCGCAGCACACCGTTACGCCCACCGGGAGCGTGCCGCGCTCCGTGCCGTCCGCCTGCCGCGCGTCGCGGACGAGCTCGCCCGCCGCCAGCACGATCGGCTCGGCGCAGAGGCTCGCCGCTGGCGGCGCGGTGAACACGTTGCAGTAGCCCAGAGAGCGCAGAAGCGCGGCTACCACGTCCGTCGCGCTGCCTCCTGCCGCGTCCCAGGCAGCCCTGTCCGCGCTGCCGGAGACGCCGAACTCGAACCTCGTCATCAGCCCACCTCCAGTTCCCAGTGGTGCACGACCCCGCGAATGACGCAGCAGCGCCTGCACGACCGTACGAACGCGCTCGGCCCCGCGCCCACGAGCACGCGCGAACCCGCAGGGATCTCGAAGGCCCCCTCCGAGTTCGCCGCGTCCACGATCACGAGGCCTGCGCCACCGTCGGCGCTGCGGTGCGCGTCGCCGACGGCGCTCTCCGCGCGCTCGAAGCGCACGTGGCGCACCAGCACGGCCTCGCCGAACGACCCGTCGCCCGCAGCCGGCCACACCAGCATGTCGTCGGGGAGGAGCCGTCTCGGGATCGGCCGCAGGTAGCGCATCTACCTCACCCCCGCGAACACGAGCCCCGTGAAGCTAAGCTCCGCGAGCGCGGCCTCCCGCGCCACCTCCGAGCCGGTCGTGCCCTCGTCGCGGTAGTTGGTCACCGAGAAGGACCCGATGGAGAAGCCGCCCACGCGCCCCTCGCCGTACTCGGCGAACGCGTCGGCCGCCGCGCAGGCGGCGCGCCTCCAGGCGTCCGCCAGATCCTCGTCCCAGCCGTCGTCGGGCGTGCGGCGCCCGGTCAGGCCGCAGACACAGCGCACCGCCGCCGGCAGCGCCTCCGCGAACGCCTCGGCGGCGAGCGCCCCTCCGTACCCGTCGAGGTAGAACTCATAGGAGACGGGCGCGGGGCCGCAGCCCGCCGCGCCCGTCGCCCCGTCCACTAGGCAAGCGGCGCGCAGGAGACGTGCACGCCGTCCAGCTTGTTGTCCAGCAGCTCCACGATGCCGTACTTGCGGTACTTCATCATGTAGCTGTCCAGGTTCTCCAGCTCGTCGGGCGAGAAGACCCTCGACGCCACGTGCTTGTCGAACTTGATCACCGCCGAGCGCTCCACCACCATGTAGTTGATCGGCGCGCCCGCGCCCACGAGCTCGTAGTAGCTCGAGAGGCTGCCCGAGGCCGGGCTCGAGACGGGCGTGTACTGCTCGCCGCTCTTCGTGTAGTAGGTCTTGCCCGAGACCACGGAGGTGTCCTCGGTGAGCTGGTAGGTCCCCTCGGCGCGGGAGTAGCCGAACTGGTCCTCCTCGCCGGAGTTCAGCGCGATTGCCGAGAAGAACCGCGTCTGCGGCACCTCCACGATCCGGCTGAAGCGCTCGAGAACGCGGTTCGATCGCGCAGGGTTCGCCAGGCTGAAGTCGTCCAGCACGCCCTTCAGCGTCGGCGTGATGAACAGGATGCGGCTGCCCGTCGTCACCTCCGCCTCGTCCATCGCGTTCGTCGCCGCACGCAGGCTCGCCAGCACGTCCTCGGCGTCGGCGTCCGAGAAGTCCTCGACGGAGGGCGTCACGCCCTCGTGCCCCGCGATCTCGGAGAACGTGAACGCGTCGGCCTCCGGCGCCACCTGCGTGCGCTGCAGCTCGGAGCCCGCCGCCACGAAGCAGTCGAGGACCCCGGCCTCCTCCACGTCCATGACGTCCGCGAGCAGCTTGATGCCGCGGTCGTAGTTGAACGTCTTGGTCTCGAACTCGTAGGTGATAGATCCCGTCTTGTACCCGACGTTGCGGGTGTAGTTCCCAAGCCCGGAGACCTGAATCTTCGGGACCATGACCTCCTTGGCGTTGCGCCCGGCGCGCGCCATGCGGCGCGGCGAGTTCAGGCACGTCGAGCATGCCGCGCGCTTGTAGACCTCGTCAAGTACGGCCGTGTAGTTCTTGGTGGATGCGATGGAGTTCGCCATGCCCTATTCCTCCTCGTCGTCGATGCCGGCGATCCTGCGCCAGCGCCTCATCTGCGCGCCCTCGTCCGTGGCCACGCCCGCGTTCGGCAGCCCCGTCGCCCCCACCTGCGCGGGCGCAGTCGCCCCCGCGCCGAAGAGCCACGGCTCGGCTGCCTTGAGCTTGTCTATGTCGTTGTCGTAGTCGGGGAGAAGAGCCCGCGCCGCCTTGACGTTTCTCGCCCCGGCGATCTGAAGCTCGAAGCCCACGCGCTCCTCGTCGCCCTTGCGGCGCAGCTCGTCCATCTCCTTGCGCAGGGCCTCCGCACCCTCGGCGGTCTTCGCCGCCTCCGCGATCTCGCCCTCGAGCGCCGCGATCCGCTCGTCGCGCTCCCTGAGCGCCGCCTCGTAGTCCGCGCGCGCCCGTGCGACACCCTCGTCAGCAGCGGCGGGAGCGGCCTTCTCGCCGCCCGCACCGCCGACGGCAGCGCCCTCACCGCTCATCTGCGCCGACGCGCCCTGCGTCTGCTGCGCCGCGCCCTCGTCGACCTGCTTCGCCTCGTCCTGCAAGCCATCCATGACCCGTCCTTTCCATAAGGCGGGCAAAAAGAAAGCCCGCACCCATCGGATGGGTACAGGCTATTGGCGCGTCACAAGGTGAAATAACAAGGCAGGAAGATAAAATAATGACGAGCTATCGGCAGTTGGCCTAAGGAGCAGAAATGCAGGGGCAGGATGTTGCAAAGTTGATTGATGACTGGCTCGTGGGAAAGCCCGCCTGGTACTCGCTCGCGTTGCACGCCGCCCTGCGAGGAGACTGCTCCTCCGATGATGTTGACGCATTGGCGAAGGCTGCATGCGAGGACCATGGCATCAACGGCATAATAGCGAGCGACAAGCACGTAGTGCCTTATTCTCGGGAGGATCTCGACATCGTCGGCATGTCCGAGCGCGAGGTCGTGCTGAAGTCGGTCACGGCGACAAGTGGCGTCAACGCGCTCTCACCGGGGTCAAAGCTCGATTTAGCGACAAGCGGCCTCACGATTGTATATGGGAGGAACGGGTCCGGGAAGTCGGGCTTCTGCCGAATCATGCGTAACGCCTGCACGTCGCGGTCGGGGGCGGAGGATATTCTCTCGAACGTGTTCGAAGAAGGCCCCGAGACGTCCGTGTCAATCGAGGCGGTCATAGACGGGGTCGTGGAGACCCTCTCATGGTCGGAGGGGGACGGGAAGGAATATCCCTTCCTCCCCGAGGTTGCGTTCTTCGACTCGGCGTGCGCCGTGCGGGAAGTGGGGAACAGGGACAACGAAATCCTGTATAACCCCAGAGTCATCGAGGCCCTAACGCGCTTCTCCGGGCTTGTGTCATCCGTGGGCGACAGGATCAGGAGCGAAGAAGAAGCTCGGGATGAAGTGCTGGACGAGCGGTCGGTCCCCAACGAGCTGAGAGCCTCCAGACTGATTCATAAGGCCCTTTGCTTCGACGACCCTGAGGAGGCGGAGGGGTTCGTTCGCCAAGCAGAGCTGTCAGAAGGGGATGCCAAGCGCCTGTCGGAGCTGCCCGCGCTGATTAAGTCGGATCCTAGCTCCGAAATCCCAATGTTGGAGAGAAGGCTCGACCAGTTAAGAAAGATGCGCGCCAATCTCGCCGCCCTGTACACGTGCTGCCAAGGCCCTTTCATCGAGACCTACGGGAAGGCGACAGACGAGCTGGAGAAGGCGGAGGGCGCCGCGCGTGCCGCAAGGAAGCTGCTGAGCCAAAGCTCGAAACTTGACGGCATCGGAGGGGAAGAGTGGCGGGAGCTCTGGGAGGCGGCTCGCAGGTACTCGGATGACGTCGCCTATCCAGAAGAGCACTACCCATACGGCGGTCCGGACGCTCTGTGCCCGCTCTGCCAACAGCCACTGGCCGAAGAGGCCTCCCAGCGCATGAACGTCTTCGAGCAATATGTCACGGGGGCAGCCGAGAAGAACCTCTCTGACAAAAAGAATGCGGTCAAGAAGCTGGTAGATCAGTTCGTCGCTGCAGTTACGGCGGTCTTGGGGGACGAGAGGGTCGTCAGCATCCTGTCGTCGGAGGACGCCAGAAATCAGTTTGACCTGCTGGTCGAGCAGATCCGGGGCATGGATACCGTACCGGCCAAGGAGACGCTGGAAGGCATCTCGAGGGCGACGGAGGATGCGGAGAAGTCGGTTCGCTCCGAAATGGAGGAGGTGGACAGAAAGCTCGAGACCGCCAAGGAGAGTGCGAAGCCCGGGGCTGTAGAAAGGATGAACGAGGAGCTCCTAGCGCTTAGAAGCCGTGGATGGGTCGCCGAGAGGGCGGCCACCATCGTTTCGGATGCGGGCACGAGGGCAATCAAAAAGGAGCTGCAGTCCATTAGGGGCGAGTGCGGCACAAGAGGCATATCCTCCCTCATCTCGAACGTATCGAGGGTCGAGATAGTCGAGCGAATGCAGCGGTGCTTCAGGGACGAGCTCCGAAAGCTCAGGGCAACTGACCAGCGAGTCTCGATGTCCGCGCGCGTCCGGTCCGGTCAGGAGAGGCAGAATATCACCCTTGAGGGCACGTCGGAGAGGGCGAGCCGCGTCCTCAGCGAAGGCGAGCAGAAGGTGGTGGCCCTCGCCGGCTTCTTCGCCCTGCTCGACGTCATGCCCACCTCGTCAACGGTGGTGCTGGACGACCCGATAACGTCTCTCGACCACGTCTGGCGACGCACGGTGGCTGAGCGCATTGTGAGGGAATCGGGCTGTCGGCCCGTTGTCGTCTTCACTCACGAGCCTCTCTTTTGCGTTGACCTGTCCGACGTTGCAGGCAAAACTCAGATACCCGTTGAGTGCCGGACCGTGCACAAGAGGGGCAGCATCACGGGCATTGTCGTTGACGAGCTGGACTGGGACGCCTGCAAGGTAAAGGGGCGCATCAGCAAGCTCAGAGACATGGCCACAGATATCAAGAAGAGAGAGGAAGCCGGAACGTTTGAGACGGACGGCGATCGTGACGCAGCAGTCAGGAGCTGCTACGGCAAACTAAGATCAACATGGGAGCGCGCGGTCGAAGAAGTTCTCTTGAACGAAGTGGTCCAGAGGGCGCAGAGGGCGATTCATACCCAGCAGCTGAGATGCCTTGATGACATCACGAAAGAGGATATAGAGGCTGTTGATCTCGCTATGTCAAAGTGCTCCCGAATTACCGATGCCCATGACGATCCGCTCGCGCCTCTTGAGCAGGTTCCGACTGTGCAGGAGCTTAGCGAGGATATAGAGGGGCTCTTCAAGTGGACCAAAGAAATACGGAAACGGAGGCAGCGCGCATAATGTGAGTAGCCAGGCTGCCCTATTATGTCTTTTGAGGAAGAACTATGCCGAATATTTTATTGAATTCAAGAGAAGTGACATACCCTTCAGATCGAGATTGGCGTCTTAAGTATCTTATGGGATACATGGGTGACATGGACTATCAAATCGATAAGTCGGCATTTGCCAATTTGTCCCACTCAATTATTGAACAGATGCTCTCTATGAAAGCGGGGAGAGCAGCCGAGGAGAGACTAAAGAAGTGTTGCGGGGGCGAATTAACCCCAGAAACCGTCTCCATTTTAGACGTGGAGACCATTAGAAAATGCGGTATATCGGAACGCAAAGCACAGAGTCTTATGTCTCTCGCAGATTATGCATTGAATCACAACCTTGAGAACATGAAAAATGCTCAAGAGGAAGAAGTATATGAGACGCTACTGAAATTGCCTGGGATCGGAAAAAGGACCTGTGATATGTTCTTACTATTCTACCTGTGTCGCCCTGACATTCTTCCGACTGAAGACGGTGCCCTGCGCCGTATTTTTCGATGGTTATACAGGGCGGATTTATCAAGCAGTGATTCACAAAACGCAGTCTGCGCACTTTTGGAAACCATTCTCATCAACTGCTGTTCGCTATCTATACAGAGCGCTCAATGCGGGAATTATGCAGACCATGAAACGTCCTGAGAAACTCTGGCAGGAGGCCAACTCGATATAGTTGCTTTACTGGGGTCAAGCCGTCTCGTCTCAATTCATGGGGAATAACACGACGAGACGGCTTGATGGATCAGCGATTAATGGGGCTTAGTTGCACAGACAGCATATTCGAACAGTTTCTTGTTGCTATTTCTCTTTCGAATCGTGTCAATATGAATATCCTCATATCCTAAATAATGAAGAATTTCGGCATACCATTGCTGGGTAGGAACTTCGTATCCAGAAAACGTGGAATTACCGACTATATAGCATAGCTTCCCCGATGGTTTTACAACTGAAGTTATTTCTTTAAAGTGATGCCACATATCATAGAAATACTTCCGTACATATGGAGACAGTATTTCACCGCTTTTTCCTTCCAAAATTCGAGCACAAACACGGCTGACTTCAGAGTCGAAGGGCGTTGATTCATCTGGCGACCAAGTCTTTAATCTAGTTGATGCGGATCCCCAAGTGCCTCCAGTTGTTTTCCAATCGAGATCGCCAGCAGCGGATCCCGCATCAAGAAAACGAAGCCAATACATGTAAGGTCGCATTTCCCGGATATACGACATTCGATTTGCGTAAGGCGGTGACGTAATAACGAAATCAGCGGGCACGTAACCATCGAACGGTAGTGTTGAATCACCCTCTTCAACGCTGGAGGTTTTAATCATAGGTTGATCTAGGGTCGAGAGTATAAACTTCGCTTCATTAGAGAAGGCATTAATGACGGTGGTGAAATCATCGAGTTCTTTCCCGGATTCATACTCAGGGACATCCTTAAAGCTCATACTCTGATGATTGAAAGCAGCGCTGCTCGAAGCAATCATCACTCGGCAGAATGCAACATCAAGCAGGTTCCTAACTCGCCCGGAGAAGCCATCAATATGGAACCGAAGAGATGCCAGAGCCTGAAGGGTTGGCCGGTTCCACCATTTTTCAATTTTAAATAGGGGGGGCGTCCAATAGTCATTTGGATAATCGATAGAAGAGCAATCTACGACCTGTTCGATTGAATCGCTGAACTGAGCGATTGTTTCATCATCATATGAATCAAGTTTGGCATTACCAAACCAAACGAGGAAGGGGTTGATTTCCCTCGCCTCGCATTTTAGGCCGAGCTCTTGGGCAACGAGGGGCGTAGTTCCGCTGCCACTGAAAGGTTCGAGAACAATTGAGCCCTTTGGGAGAGACTCCAATTGTTCTCGGACTAGCTTTAGGCTGTATGCAGGCGTAAGGCGTAACCAGCCATGACGTCCAGCATTTCTGTTGGCTTTGTAAGTCAAGTCAGAACGTTGTTTTAGGTTGTTCCTATCGAGCACTAGTTCTCCTTATTAAGCAAGCGTTCAAGAATGTATGCGGTTTCTGTCTTCAGATAGTCAGTATTGCGCTCAAAGAATGCAGCAAGATCATATCCAGCAACTTTATTCAGGAATCCATAGGTGCTCTCACATGGATCATCGGAAGAGATGTCACCTACAAGAACAAGCAGACCGCCTTCTTGATAACGACGGCGTACCGTTTCATTAATTTGAAGACTCATAAGAACCATCGTCATGAGATAGCCTTTTTTGAGCGCCTGTGCCAGATTGTCCAAGTCGCCATTCTGACGCTTACTATCGGCGCTCTTATATCCTTCCCTTACCTCAAAGACGGCGCCATTTAGAGGGATAGTAATATCAAGCCTATGTGCTACGTCAGACATCCATGAGCGAACAAAAGATGAAGATCGTACACCTGCAGTATCAATAAGATCAAAATCAAGACGACCGTCGAGATATCTTGTAGCAGTCTTTCCATTGGGCTTAGTGTATGCATAGCTCCAGTTGGCTTCGTGCTCTTCAAGTCCAAAAGAGTCCATCAGAATTTGTCGGAACAGACGCTCGACGCCTATTCCAAGCTGCCTGTAAAGCGAGGTCATTCCGCCAGCAGCTTTGTGAGCAGCAAACATTAACGGAGAGTCAAAACCCATCCAATGATATAGAGGGTCGGACCTATATAAACTAACAAAAGTATTTAAATCAACACCATCAGAGCCGCCCATTTTCGGAAGATAATGAGCACAGGTACGGATGGGATCTATCAGCAAATCACAATATCGCGAATCTTGTACAGAAACATCCATGGCACACCTCACTATAAACATTTGGCAAAGACAGTCTATCTGATGGAAAGGCTGCGCGGATAGCGAAGGACAAGAACAACTAGAAGAACGAAAATGACAATAGGTGGTTAAAACGACAAGAAGAAATCAAGATGGAGGAAGCCGAACGCCACACCCTACCACCACCCGCTGCCCGTCGAAGGTCGTCCGCAGCCCACCCGCCTCCGCTCCGTTGCGCGCACGGCTCGGAAACCCACCCGCCCTGCGCATGAAAGCGATACTCATGGCCATGCCAGCCGCTCCGGCTGTGTATTGCTCCGCGGCTCGGGCCAGCCAGCTCCGCCTGCGTGTTGCTCCCGGCTCAGGTCAGCCAGCTGCGCCGTCTGCCCTTCGCGGCGGTCGCACACTCCGGCTGCGCCGTCTGTCCCTCGCGGCGCTTCGCATACACAGCCTCCGCTCTGGGCATGGCCTGCTGGGAGGTCGGCGTGCGCAGGGCGGGTCGGTTCCTCGCGGCGGCGCGCACTCCGCTACGGCAGATGGGCTGCTGCTCTCTCGCTCTCGTTCGCGGGTGGTGGTAGGGTGTGGGCTCCGCCCGCAGCCGAACCGGGCGGGCGCGTGAGGGGCGCACGAGGTTCCGCAGGCGACGCCGGGCGCCCGCACGGCCGCCACGCGCCCGCCCGGTCCCGAGCCGCTCCCCGGCAGCGGCCGGCCGCGCGCGGGCCCCGGCGGGGGAGCCGGCGCCTACCGGAGGCCCGCTCCGGCCGACCCGCCCGCGACGGAGCGCGCCGTCGCCTCGTCCTCGCCGTACCACTTGGCGCGGTACTCCCAGCCCTGCATGAGCCCGGCAGCCACCTCGTCCATGTCCTGGCGCTTCTCGGCCGTCGTGTCCGTGATGATGCTGTCGTCGAACGTCACGCGCACCAGTCCCTCGTTGGGCAGCTCCACGCCGAGCCTGCGCTCCGCCGCCAGCAGCGCGCGGCAGATGCCCGCGATTGCACCCTCCAGCGCATGTTCGTGTCTCCTGATGTTGCGCATCAGCGCCGAGTTGTCCGCCGACACCTCCGTGGCCGTCTTCACGTAGCCGACGTTCTCGAAGTCGAAGTAGTTGATGCCGAACCCGCAGAGGTCGCCGAGCGTCTGCAGCGCCACCCTGAACGCCCGCGCCTGGGCCTCCGTTCTCAGCGTCGGCGCGAACTCGTGAATCGTGTCCTCCGTGCTCATGACCTTCCTGAACACCGTGCAGTCGCCCTTGCCGAACGGGATCGACACGCGCCCGCCCTTGCCGTCGCGCTCCGTATCGAACATCACGTCCGAGAGGAACACGCGCATCTTGCCGTTGTCGATCTCCGACATCATCGCGTCGTAGCAGAGGTCGACTGCCTGGATCGCGTCCACCGCGTCCGCGAACACCGACTGGCCGTAGGGCGACATGTCCACCCGCGTGTTGTCGATGGCCGGCTTCACGAGCGCGAACGTGGGCCACACGCTCCCCGTGTCGTACACCGGGCACACACCCTCGGGCTCGACGCGGTTCCCGTCACGGTCGAAGCAAGCGGTAACGATCCGGTACGTTCCCTCGGTTCCGCCGTTTTCAAGGGGAGAAGAACCGGGGCGAGAAGAACCAGCCGCCAGCGAGCCTTTCGCAGTGTGTTTACCAGGCGAGAAGATCTCGCCGCCCGCGCTCCCGCGCAGGTGTAGCTGCACCTGGTCGACCGCGCGCCCCCTCCAGAACGCCCGCGTCACGAGCGCGCACTCGGTCACGCCCTCCTCGTCCCACGTGAGCGGCACCACCATCCGCGCGTCGTATCGCCGCACGCGAACCTCGGCAGATCCCGCGTCCACCCACAGCGCCCACGCACCCGTCCCCAGGCCGAACGCCCGCACCACGCACTCCTGCGCCGCCGCCAGAAAGCCCGTCCGAGCCATCCAGACGGCGAGCCAGTCCGTGCATTCCTGCGAGTCGCACCCGACCGTGGTCTTGTCGTTCAGCAGCAGCGAACCCCACTCGCGGCACACCCGCATGGCGGGATGGATCGAGCGGCGGTGCACCTCGTACACGCGCCCCACGCCGTCCGTGTCCTTGTAGTTGTAGAAGTCCCCGAGAGCCCGCACCCACTCGTCCCACGCGCGAATGTGCGGCTCCATGTCCTCCAGCGGCAGCGAGAACCCCAGCCCCCGCAGCCACGCCCGAACATGCTCCGGCACCCAGTAATCGCGATCCAGACCCTCCACAGCGCACCTCCTAAACGGTTCCTTCAATCGCCGCTCAGGTTAAGCGCCCGTCCCAAACTGCCACCCATACCACAGCTCGTGCGGACGCGTGAGAAGGCCATGCCCCTATAGCTGCCATCCCCGTACTTGCTTTCACCGCCTGTGCTGCTTAGGCTTCCGCTCATCCCGCTCATGCGCACTTCGCTCTTCCCATATGTGCGTATGCACGCGCGCAAAAGCCCCGTCGTATGGCTGCTATCTCCGCTATTGCAGGCAAAGGCATCCGTGTTCCTGCTTATGCGGGCTGCATAAGCAGGCTCCTCGCGCCCAAGGTCGCTCGTCCGTCGCGCCGCCCACGGTCGGCGCTTCAGCTCCACGCGCCGGCAAGCCGTCGCGTTCCGCACTCCGTTAGCCAGCCCACGCCGCCGCAAGGCACGTCCGCACCTGCTACGAACCCTCGGCGGCATGGTCTGTCTAACTCCGTAGCTCCGGCAGCCCGCAAGCGGTCTGCCTCCGCAGCTACGGGTGCCTGCTGCGCAGTCACCCTCCGCACCGCTCCGTGCCCGCTCCGGTCGCTCGCG